CGGCGGCGCAGCCCCCCGCCCCCGTCCAGCAGCAGCCCGCGACAGCACCCTGGGCAAGGAAATGAGCATCATCGCAATCGCCATCATAGCGACGGCCATAACCTGGCCGCAGCCGCCCCCGCGCGAAAGGCAGTTCCCCCTGCCGCCGCGCAGGGAGCAGTTCGTGGAAACATCAAGCCGCAAACGGCAAAGGAGAAAGAAACCATGAAGAGAATCCTCACTTCAATCCCCCTCGTACCCCTGGCCTACCTTGTCTTCCGCTTCCTCGACCTCTACGGAAACGCATGGGTTGCCCGGATGAGGGCAGCCGACCCGCTGTTCCCGCAGACCATCCTGGAGATGCTCCAGAAGACCTGCGTGGACCTGTTCCTCTTCCTCATCCCGTTCTTCCTCATGGTGGCCGCCATCCAGTTCGTCGTAAGCCGCGTCTGGGGATACCTCGTCGAGCGGGAGCGTGTCCACTACGAGGCCGAGCTGAGGAAATGAACGCCACGCTGACGCTGCCGTGGCCGCCCTCGGTGAACCACTACTACCGCCACGTCGGCCCGCGCGTCCTCATCTCGAAGGACGGGCGGCGGTACCGCGAGACGGTGGCGGCAATCGCCAGGCGGGCGGCCATCCCGACGTTCCGCGTCCCCGTGGAGGTCGAAATCGACCTCCACCCACCAGACAACCGGCGCAGGGACGTGGACAACTCCCTCAAATGCACCCTCGACTCGCTGACCTGCGCGGGGGTGTACGAGGACGATTCGCTGATAAGGAAACTGACGGCCACGATGATGCTGCCCGAGCCGCCCGACGGCCTGGCAACCATAAGGATTTCGGAACATGAACAGACGGAGACGCGAGGCGCGGGCGGAGCTGGTCCGCCAGTACCTTGAGACCATAACCAGCGACGAGCAGCGGCTCGTGTGCTTCCACCTGATGCGGGGCCTGGAGCCGGAGGCGATATGCAAGTCGATGAAAATCAGCCGGGAGAGGTTCGAGCTGATAAAGGCGGAGACCGCCATCGAGATGAGGAACTTCGGGCTCGCGCCCGAGGACTGGCCCGACGAGGAGGCGCTTGATGCCATTTGAACTCAGGCCATACCAGCAGGAGGCTGTGGACGCCGTCTACGACCACCTGCGGCGCAAGGACACCAACCCCTGCGTGGTCCTCCCCACGGGCACGGGCAAGTCGCTCGTGCTTGGGAAGATAGCAACGGACGCGGTGACGCTCTGGGACGGGCGGGTCCTCATCCTCGCCCACGTCCGCGAGCTTCTGGAGCAGAACGCCGACAAGGTGCGGAGGCTCTGCCCCGACCTGCCGATGGGCATCTACTCGGCGGGGCTCAAGTCGCGGCACACGCGTGAGCCGGTCATCGTGGCAGGCATCCAGAGCGTGTACGACAAGGCCGACGCCCTCGGTCGCTTCGACCTCGTAATCATCGACGAGGCGCACCTCATCGCCCCCGACGGGGACGGGATGTACCGCACCTTCCTCAACGACATGAAGGTCATCAACCCGAACGTACGCCTCATCGGGCTGACCGCGACGCCGTTCCGCCTCAAGGGCGGCGCCATCTGCAAGCCCGGGAACCTGCTCAACGAAATCTGCTACGAGGCGGGGCTCAAGGACATGATAGCGCAGGGCTACCTCTCGCCCATCGTGTCCCGCGCCGGGCGCGCCGAGGCCGACCTTTCGACCGTCCACATACGGGCGGGCGAATTCGTCCAGGACGAACTGGCCTCCGCGATGGACAGCGAGGAGCTGGTCAGGGCGACCTGCTCGGAAATCGCCATCCTGACGAAGGAGCGCAAGTCCGTCATCATCTTCTGCACCAGCGTGGAGCACTGCAGGCACGTCGCCGAGAAGATAACCGAGTACACGGGCAAGGAATGCGCCGTGGTGACTGGCGACACGCCCGCCTGGGAGCGCGACGAACTCATCGCCCGCTTCAAGGGGGAACACGTCCCCGCCGACCTCTTCGGGACGCCCAAGCCGCCGCTCAAGTACCTCTGCAACGTCTCGGTGCTCACCACGGGCTTCGACGCCCCCAACGTGGACTGCGTGGCGATGCTGCGCCCGACCCAGTCGCCGGGGCTGCTGCTCCAGATAGCGGGGCGGGGCCTGCGCCTCTCGCCCGAGACCGGCAAGAAGGACTGCCTCTTCCTCGACTACGGCGGCAACATCCTGCGGCACGGTCCGCTCGACACCATCAAGGCGCGGGAACCGGGCGCGGGAGGCACGGGCGAAGCGCCCGCGAAGCAATGCCCGGAATGCCGCGCCCTCATCCACGCGGGCTACGGCAAATGCCCCGAATGCGGCCACGTGTTCCCCGCGAAGGAGACATCGAACCTCACGGAGCACGCCTCCACCGAGGGCGTCCTGTCGGGCGAAATCACAGACACCGACCACGAGGTGACGGACGTCTCCTACTCGCCGCACGTCAAGCGCGACGCCGAGCCTGGGACGCCAAGGACGATGCGCGTGGAATACCAAATCGGCCCCGGCTGCTACAAGTCCGAGTGGGTCTGCCCGGAACACACGGGCTACGCGAGGCGCAAGTTCGAGAAGTGGTGGCTTGAGCGGTGCGCCGACGGATGCCCCGTCCCCAACACCGTGGACGAGGCGGTCTCCTGGGCGGAGGCGGGCGCACTGGCGGCCCCGAAGACCATCACCGTCCGCTCCGTGGCGGGCGAGAGGTTCGACCGCGTCCACAGGGCCGTCATCGGCGAAAGGCCGGAGATGACCGACAGGCTGATGTGGCTGCTCGAAAGCGGCCCCGTCACCACGCCGCCCGGAGGAATCCCGCCCGCGGCAGACGACGACATACCATTCTAACCAGAAGGAGAGCAATGAAATACACGCAGATATTCCCGACCGTCCTGATGGCGCTCGACGCCCTGGCGGCCACCGCATACGGATTCAACGGCGACTGGCGGCGCACAATCTACTGGCTCGCCGCCGCGACCCTCACGGCAACCGTAACCTTCTAACCACAGGGAGACACCATGAGAAAACTCGCTTCAATCGTAACAATCGCCACCGCCGAGCCGATAGCCGACTCCGACAGGCTCGACGTGGTCACCATGAAGGGCAAGGGCTGGCGCGTCGTCACAGGCCGGGGCGAATTCAAGCCCGGCGACACCGCCGTCTATTTCGAAATCGATTCGGCTCTTCCAGCCGACGACGAACGCTACGCCTTCCTGCGCGACCGCTGCCTCCGCTCCTGGACCGACAAGCACGGCAGGGTTCTGATGCAGGCCATCCGAATCCGCACCGTCAAGATGCGCGGCGTCATCTCGCAGGGGCTGGTGATGCCGGTCTCGCTCTTCCCCGAACTCGCGGCAATCATGAACGGCGAGGACGACATCCTCAGAGTCAGGCACTTCGACGACATCGACGCGGAGATGAAGGCCGCACTCGACACCAGCCGACCGCAGGGATTCGGGCGCAGGGAGGGCAACTTCCCCTCCTGGATTCCCAAGACCGACGAGGAGCGCATCCAGAACCTCGCCGACTGGCCGGGCACCCTCAAGGGCGTCCTCTGGGAGGTCACCGAGAAGGCCGACGGCTCCTCGATGACCGTGTTCCGGGCTCCGTCCATGCGGCCCGACAGGCCGTTCGGCGTGTGCAGCCGCAACTTCGAACTTGAGCGCGACGAGACCAACGCCTGGTGGGAGGCCGCCGTCAAGTACGGCATCGAGGGCAAGCTCGCCGCCCTTGGCCGTGAAATCGCCGTCCAGGGCGAGCTGGTCGGCCCCGGCATGAACGGCAACCGCGACCTGCTGCCCGAAAGGGAGTTCCGCGTGTTCCGCATCTGGGACATCGCCAACGGGCGGTACCTCGGCTCGACCGAGCGCAGGGAGCTGTGCGCCCGCCTCGGGCTGCCGCATGTCAAGGTCGTCGCACCCGCGATGGACGTGTTCTCCGAGCTGCCCTCCGTGGACGCCGTGCTGAAGTTCGCAGAGGGCGCGACCGGTCGGGGGCACGAGCGGGAGGGGCTGGTGTTCAAGGAGGCCGACTGCGAATACCCGCGCTCCTTCAAGGCCGTCAGCAACCGCTATCTGCTGAAGTTGAAATGAGAAGGACGCTTGCCATAATCGCCGCAGCCGTCCTGCTTGGCGGCTGCGCCACGAAGCCGACCTTCATCGAATACTACCCTCCCGCGACCGACGCGGAGCAGTCCGCAGGCCACGGGGCGGTGAAGGCCGTCGACTACCGCAAGCCCGCGGGCGTCGTCACCATCTTCGGATTCTCGCTGTTCTGAGCAAAGGAGCATAAATGCGCACATTACAACATCAAATCCAGAGAAGCCAGCGCTGTGGAGACTTGCTCGTGGAGCTGGCGGCGACCGCCATCGCGTTCGCCGTCATCGCCATCGCGGCGGCCCTCTTCTGCTGGAGCTTCTTCATCCCATACCACTGGCGCTACTCCGTCGGCGCAATCCTCGCCACGGTCATGCTCAAGTGGATAGTCCCAAACCTCCAACGCAAATAGGAGAACGACATGGAACACATGACAATCGAATGGCAGACCGAGGCCAGCGAGAGCAAGACCGAGCAGGCCAGCCCGGACGGACGCTGGCATCTCGACACCAAGGTCGAGCGCAACGGCGTCCGCCGCGTCACCCTGGTCAACTACGACATCCTCGGCTCGCCCGTCGGCATCGGCGAGAGCCAGCTCGAGTGCTGGCGCGACTTCGTGGAACACTGCGAGAGTCTCGCGGTGAAACTGGAGAAGGTCAAGGCGGAGGCCGCCGCCATCCTGGCGGGGCTGGAGAACGACAACAAGGAGGAAGGCAAATGATTGAAATCACCAGAAACTACGGCGCGAAGACGCTGCGCATGTTCGTCGAGGACGGCTCCGTCCTCATCTCGGCAAGGGACATCGGGACCCTCATCAACGACAGGAACCCCAGCCGCCGCCTGGAGCGCGCGGGCGTCCTGTCCTCCCGCTACCGTCTGGCGGACACCAACGGCGGCGTCCAGCGCCTGCGCCTGGTCACGCCCAAGGAGTGCGCCGCCGTCCTCGGAGGCATCCGCCCCACCGCCGCCCACCGCGCACTGCTCGGCTGGCTGAAGGACGTGTTCCGCGAACTCGGCGCGATGAAGTGCGACTTCTGCGGGGGCTGCTGAAACCATGAAGGAGCCGCGGCAGTACCTCGCGTCCGGCCTGTCCGTGCTCCCCGCAGACCGAACGCGCAAATGCCCGTCGGTGGCCTCCTGGAAGGAGTTCCAGGGACGCCGCCCGACGGAGGCCGAGGTGGACTCGTGGTTCAGGGCAAGCGACGACGCCGTGTGCGTCGTATGCGGCAAGGTGTCCGGCAACCTCGAGTGCATGGACTTCGACAACCACGGGGAGCTGTTCCCGAAATGGGCGGAGGCGCTCCCGCAGGAGCTCTACGACCGCCTCGTCATAGAGCGGACGCCGTCGGGTGGATTCCACGTCTCGTACAGATGCTCGGAGCCCGTCTGCGGCAACCTCAAGCTGGCGGTCGGGATGCGGGACGGGAAGCGGACCACCCTCATCGAGACGCGCGGCGAAGGAGGCCTCGTCCTCTGCGCCCCGAGCCGGGGATACGTCCTGTGCCAGAACGACTACGGGCATCTCCCCACGCTGGCGGAGAAGGAGCGCGAAACGCTTCTCGACGCGGCGTGGAAGCTCAACGAGATTGCCGGGGAGGACGAGCCGCAGCCGCAGACCGAGACTCGCCAGCCCGTCGCATCCGCCGCCCCGGCTACCCGCCCCGGCGACGACTTCAACGCGAGGGGCGACTTCCGGGCATTGCTCCAGAGGCACGGATGGAAGCCGCTCCGCACGACGCCGGACGGCAACGAGCACTGGCAGAGGCCGGGCAAGAAAGGCGACGGCACGTCGGCGACGCTCAAGGACGGCTCGTTCTACGTGTTCTCGTCCAATGCCTCGCCTTTCGAGCAGGATAAGTCCTACTCGCCATTCATGGCATACGCGCTGCTGGAACACAACGGCGACTGCGCGGAGGCCGCCTCCGCCCTCTCAAGGGAGGGATACGGAGGCGCTCCCGTGCAGGACACGTCGGGCATAGACTGGTCGGCGTTCAGGCCAAAGGCGGAGCAGCCGCAGGGAAACCTCGCCGTGCTGGACGCGGAGCCGCCCGAGCCGGAACGACCGTGGCGCAAAATCACCTCCGACGACGTGCGGGACGCCCTCGAAGGGACGCTCCTCGGCGACATCGCCGCCCTCTACGGCTCGGTGACGAACCCGCCGCTGCCCGTAGAGGCGGCGTTGCAGAAGGCGGTCGTGACAGCGGGATGCTGCCTCACGGGACAGGCCACGCAGGAGGAACTAAACGCGAGGCACGGCGGCGGCAACGTCGCCGGGGTCATGCTCACGGGGGCAAACCGCGCGAGGCTCGTCATCGACACGGCCGGCGGGCAGCTCTGCAACGTCTACGCGATGATATGCGCGAACTCCGCGTCGGGCAAGGACATCGGAAACCTTCTCGGCAAGTTCGCGCACTTCAACAACACAAGCGCGCTCCCCAACGGCCAGCCTGGGACGGCGGGCGACTGGAACATCGGCAACGCCGGCTCCGCCGAGGGGCTGGCTTACGCCCTCACGAAGAAGCCAAACGGCCTCATCCAGATAGGCGAACTGGCCAACTGGATTGACCCGCTCCACTGGCAGCACAAGGCGACGGGATTCCTCACCGAGGCGTTCGGCTCAGGCTCGTTCTCGCAGACATTCTCCGAGCGCGGCAAGGGAAGCCCGATGCGCTCGGCGGACTTCTGCGCCCCCAACATCATAGCCAACATCCAGCCGGATGTGTTCGACGCATACGTCTCGCAGATAGACCTCGACACAGGCTTCCTCGGACGCTTCCTTTTCGCGCGGATGCCCGAGTTCTACGGCGACCCGAGGAACTTCGACATGGTGGCCACGCTCACGCGGCTCCAGGAGCTGGCGCAGCCGTTCCTGCTCAAGCGAGGACTCGTGAAGTTCGAGGAGGGATACCAGCTCGGGCTGAAATCCGTGTTCTACGGCAACTGCGAACGCAAGCTCTACCCGTCCTGGCGGCGGCTCATCAGCGAATACTACCCGCGCCTGTGCGTCATGCTCTCGACGACACACGACCCCGCCACCATCGGCGAGGAAGTCGTCATCACGGAGGACACGAAGGCGCGCGCCGCGCTGATTACCAAATGGTACTTCGCGCAGGCGGAGAAGATGCTGTTCAACATCTCCCCGAGCTACGGCAAGTCCAGGGACACGGAGAGGCTGTACAAGCGGCTCTTCGAGATAGTCCGGGACGCGGACAGGGGGGACGGCGTGCGGCTGGGGACAATCTCGCAGAACGCCAACGGAACGGGGACCAACTCGAAGCAGCGCCTCGACATCCTCATGGAGCTGGTCGAGCGGCGATGGCTGAAGACGGAGAACGGCAGATACAGCGTGGACCGTCCGCCGCCCGGATGGGAAGTGCCGAGAAAGCGCCGCAAACGGCGCGGAGAAGGCGGAGACGAAGGTTAGGAAAAGGTTAGAAACACGTTAGGAGACGTTAGGAAAATCCGATTTTTTCCTAACCTTGAATGGCGCAGGTTAGGAAAACAAAGCCAGTTTCCTAACCTTTCCTAACCATTTCCTAACCATTTTCCTAACGCATAAACTGCTCAAACACACACAAATATCTCAAAATACATGTGTGTGTTA